GAGAAGTTGCATTGTCGCTTGGGTTGCCTCCCTTATCATATGCACGTATGAAATACGTCCCGGACTGACCCGGTATAGCTACACTGGTTCCCGGCCTAGCAACCCTTTCAACGACCACGTTAGATGTAGCCCAAGAGCCTCCTGTTGTACCGGGAAACCGTTTGATCTGATAGTAGGACAGGTCAAGATCAGCGACAGGAGACCAAGTCAAGAACAGGGTTCCGCCACTCAAGTTCTTAGTGAAGTTTGTAACGTCTGCTGGAGGATCAGACAAGGCATCTACTGTGAAGTCCCCGCTTGTGATGTAGTCGCCCTTAACACCAAAAGTATTGATGGCCCTAGCTCGAACATCATAGTCTGCACGGTCTAGGTCTATAGCTTCAAAGATGCCAAGTTCACCAGAACCTAGGTCCTTGTACAGCGTGTCATCTTCTGAGGACTTCTTAATCTGCACCTCTACGAGATCTACTCGCTCTTCTTCGTTAGCTGTTACCCTAACTTCGAGAGAGTTCAGTAGCTTTTCTGATCTGACATGTGCAACTGCCGTAAGTTCTAGTCCGATGCTAGGGACTTCGAAAGGCGATAGGAGCGTTGTGTTGTCTCTTTCATAAACTACACCGTCGTCAATGTCATCAAAGATGCTCTCAGCAGTTTCCCTGATGGTTATATTGACCTGCAAGTCATACTCTCCGACAACACCAAAGGTCCAAGAGGTAATCTCGAAAGGTTTACTGGTCCAGCCAAAACGAGAGTTTGTTATGTAGACATTGTCTCCGACCTGCAACTGAAAAGCCTCTAGGCCAAAAGAAGCCTGTACGGTGAGCTGCTGCCTGTTTCTCTCCAAAGCAACCCTAGCTATCCTACGAGCTTCTACAGAGTTGTCAGTGAAAGGCAGAGCTAGGTCGATAGAAGACTCTTGACCATTGTCAGCATCCAAGAACGCTTGGTTAGAGACTTCTGGGTAGTCAGTGATCTGCCAGTTGCTTTCCTCGCCCCTGAACGTACCCTTAACCGTGTTGTAGTTATCCCTACGAGAGTGCCGGGTACTTACAGTGATAGAGGATCTTAGGTCGTCTTCATCTAGCGTCAGGTCTGGAGCAACCCAAGAGGCTGCTTTCATACGCCATTTGCCTTGCCCGTACCACAACAAACCGCCCATAGACGTCAGAAGGCTACTCAGAGAGTCCGCAGGGACCGTAGCGGTAGTAAAGTTACCGTTGCAGGTGTACCGGGTGCTGCTGTCTGGCGTATTAGTTAGATCACACACATTGGCCGCTGCAATGACCTTCTCGTCGTCAATGTTGTCGTACTCTTCGCCCATACCGTAGGAATTGTTCGTCAGGTAGTCCCTGATGCAGAGAGCAGGGTTATCCGACCAAGCCGTAGCCTCAGTCCTTGGGTCATAGACTTTCTTGCCCTTGATGACCGCCGAGATTTCAGGGACACCGTTAGGAAAAGCCTTAGTGCTAAACTTTAGACGAACATATAGATACGCAATGCCACGAAGCCGATGGTTAGACGTCCAGTCTTCGACCTCTGAGATAAGATCAGCATCCGCCGCCTGATCAGAGGCACCCAAATGGATGTTGATCCTGATCTTACCGTCGTACTTTTCAGGCGAGGTGACATTACCATCTACATCTAGGGTAATTAGCTCGTCGTTCACATAGATCTCTTCAAACTCTTCGATCTCATGTGCTGCAAAGGCAAGGACCCGGTGTAGGAATTTGTTCTTGTTGCCTGTGGTAGTGTCAAAGATACGGACAGCGCCACACTTGGCTGTACCATAGATAATTTGATGGTCTAAAGCAGAGCCGGTCTGAGTGACGTTATAGCCTCTGGCACCTACAGAAGGCTTAGGAGTAAGGGCGTTGAGGGCTGCACCTAGGGCAGTGGAAACAAGGAACTGAGCCGCTAGGGCTTGAAAACCCATAAAACCAAGAAAACTTACGTTTGCGGTTATGGCAGCAGCAGTGCCGCCGGCAGCAAGTGCAGTAGTAGCAGTAGTGGCTAAAGCAAAACCCGCAGTAATAGCCATATTAATCTCCTATGTATTTAGAATACAGCCTCTCTACGGGCTTAAACTTCAGAAACTCCATGAGGGAGTGAAACGGCTTATGGTCTTTGCTGCTGATAACCATCACTGAAACACCGTCCTTCTTCAAGTGCTTCTCGGCAAACTTTATCAGCTTGACACTTGTAAAACCTTTTCTGTGTTTTGGGCTTAGGTAGATAATATCGTTTGACGCAAACAGGTGATCTTTGTGGTGTATGTGGCGTGATACTATAACAACAAAATATCCTACCAGAGATCTGTCTTGTCTGGCAGTAAATACCTTTAGTCTGCCTTGATGCTCTAACTCTTCGTAAGTATCCCAGTCGGGGTTGAGCTTTATCTTCTCCTTGTTGAGGGCTATCTCTTCCCAATGCTCCTTAAGCAGAGGTTTTATGTCCTCAACAACAGTCGATAAAAACTCTTGTTGATACTTTATAGTCACGTTAGTCAGGGCCTCCTGAGAAAGACTGCTGTGTCGGTTGTGAAACTGCGGGAGAATCTTTTACCTTACGACCCCAGACGATCTCTTTGTCCTGCAAGCCCTCGATAAAGTCTAGGCCAAGATCTTGAGGGTAGACTGACTTCTGATATGCGGAGGTAAACCTTGCAACCCTAGCCCTCTCCAAGTCTACTAGCTTGTTCTCTATCGTAAGCTCGACTGTACTTGTCTGACCTGTCTCCTCTATGGACATTTGATCCATGTACCCAGAGAAAATTTCGATCAGAGTAGGGCTTTGCTTACTGGACAGTTCTATTTTTGAGCCGTCTTGTAAGAGAATGTAGGAAGAGTTTTCTTGTAATAGTTTACCACCAGTGAAATTGCCAAAGTAGATGTTAGCCTTTCTGCCCTGATAGGGTTCACTGAGGGCTAAGGATAGAACCTCCGAGGGAACCCCGCTAAGAGTTACGGATGCACCCTTAGCGGAGATCTCAGAGGTTTCTTCTACGGAATCTATCTGCAAGAGAGAGCCAGTGCCAAACCACGAGAGGCCCTGAAAAACCAAGGTGCCTACTCCAGTCCAAAGTCTGAGGGTCTCATCCCCATCAAACAAAAGCTCTACCGCAAAGAAAGGGTAGAAGACAGAGTCATCGAGGCTCTCTACTAGTTGTTCGGGAAGGTCTCTAGTTGACATGTCTTTACCTCTTAACAGACGTTATTCGTCGATTGCAGCTTGGACAGATGTCATATCCTCGTCGGTCCAGTAATCTTTGGCGATCATCAGTTCCAGATGCTCTACATTTCGTGAGACGACAGTTTCGTCATCCGCATAGTCATCTGGGTTCGCTCGTGCGGCATTAATTAGTGCAACACTATCGAGCATAGCAGAGTATGCCTGTGCGATTTCTTCTTCAGTCATGTCAGTTTCCTTTGAGGGTTTCAACTTCAGCTTTCAGTTCTTTGATGGCGTTCACCAAGACTGGGATAAGTTCTTCGTTTGTCATTCGCAGCTTGTCGGGGTCTTCATTGTCAACAATTACGTTGTCCCCACCCTCAATGGCTAGGACGTCTTGGGCTAGGAACCCATAGCGTTTCTTGCCGTTAGTCTCTTCCGTGTCCCTGTCCTTACGGAATTTGTACGACACAGGGTTAAGCTGATCTACGAAGTCCAGACCATGCTGCATTGGCTCAATCTCGGTCTTGTCACGCTTATCAGAAACGACTGTCCAAGCGACTTGGACATAGGCGTTGGTTACTGCCGTATGCCCCATGACAACGCGGTTGTTTTCTGTCGTTGGGCTAAACACTGGAGAACCAGAGCCACTTGAGGTGATGAATCCCGCCCCAAAGTTGCCGGAACCGGTAGTGACGGAGCCGAGAGCCGATTTGCCAATGGCCACGTTGTTATCGCCCGTGGTGCAGTCATCTAACGCTCCAAAGCCAAAAGCCGAGTTTTGGTCGCCTGTAGTGTTCTTGTAAAGCGCCCGATAGCCGTCAGCCGTGTTGTTGGCCCCCGTGGTGTTAAAGTAGAGTGCTTGAAACCCCGTCGCTGTGTTGTTTGGGCCTTCGGTGTTATTGTAGAGCGCCTGACGACCAGTCGCCGTGTTGTTGAAGCCTGTGGTGTTAAAGACAAGAGATTGGCCACCCGTAGAAGTGTTGCTGGCCCCCGTGGTGTTATTTAGTAGTGATTGAAAGCCAAGAGCCGTATTGTTAGCACCCGTTGTGTTATCGCGGATTGCCTCACGACCGACAGCGCTATTGCCACTACCCGTCGTATTCTCATAAAGCGCTCGATAGCCAAGAGCCGTATTGTTAGCACCCGTTATGTTATCGAATAGCGCTTGACTGCCATAGGCCGAGTTGCTCGCGCCATTGGTGTTGCTGTAGAGTGCCTGATGGCCCGTCGCCGTATTGTTGTTGGCCGTCGTATTGTTAAACAGTGCTTCACGACCAGTGGCTACGTTGCTGGAGCCGGTAGTGTTCTCGAAGAGCGCTCGATAGCCAGTAGCGACGTTGTTTGAGGCAGTAGTATTGTAAAAGAGTGCCTCAACGCCAACGGATACGTTGGTTGCACCGGTGTTGTTAGTGAAAAGCGATTTGTGGCCAATTGCCGTATTGGCATTGGCAGTCGTGTTATTAAGAAGCGCTTGACGACCAAGAGCCGTATTGTTGACCCCCGTTGTGTTATCAAATAGCGCCTGATAACCAAAAGCCGAGTTGTCATCCGCAGTGCTATTTTCAAGCGCTTGACTGCCAACAGCCGTATTTCTTTCACCAGTAGCGTTGGTACTAAGCGCATTGTTACCCAAAGCCACGTTTCTAGTGCCAGTGGTGTTATTGTAGAGCGCCCAATAGCCGTCAGCCGTGTTGTTGGCCCCCGTGGTGTTGCTGTAAAGCGCCTGACGGCCAGTCGCCGTGTTGCTGCTACCAGTAGTATTCGAGTTGAGCGCCTGAACGCCATAAGCCGAGCTGTTGGACCCAGTAGTATTAGAGTTGAGCGCCTGAGCGCCATAAGCCGAGTTTTGGCCACCCGTAGTATTAGAGTTGAGCGCCAAATGACCAGTCGCCGAGTTGTTATTACCAGTAGTGTTAGAGTAGAGCGCCTTACGACCAGTCGCCGTATTGCTGGACCCCGTGGTGTTAAAGATGAGCGCTTGGGAACCAATCGCTGAGTTGTTTGAGCCAGTAGTGTTATTGGGCAGTGCTTGATAGCCTACTGCGACATTATCGAGGCCAGTGGTATTGTCTTCTAGCGCTTGCTTGCCAACGGCTGTGTTCGTGACGACATCGCCGCCGCCACGACCAATGTCTACGCCGTTGACGTCAATGTCATTGTCGAACGTCGCGCTGTCTACACTCTTGAACAGCTCTTCTCTGGTAATAGCCTTCGTCTCATTGCTAGAGGCGTCTACAATAGCCAGCTCATCTGTAGAGTCTACTACATCAGCACCTGTGATATTGGTAAGCTGTGAAATTTTCTTGTCGGCCATGTCTCTTCCTTAACCTGAAATAACTTCTATAGCCTCGAATGCTATACCATAAAAACTTGCATTGTCTATTGACCAAGAGGACATATTCTGACTGAGCCTGAACACGCCCTTTGGATTGCTTGTAACTACGGATGCAGATGTGTAGTCACTGCGGAGGTCAGGCCAGATCTCTAAATCCCCATCTCCTGTCTGGTCCACAAGAACCTGATGCAACTTAGCAGAAGACCCAGAGCCTAGCTGGATGTAGTCCCCAGCCAAAAGAGACCCGGTCATAACCACTGTGGCTGTAGCATCACCGGCGGAACCTGAGAGGACACAAGAGCTAACAGTTCCTCTGGGGCTGTCGTAGTCGGGGTCCCCCAGTAGAAAAGTTCCCACTTGGCCTTTAAGAGCCGTTAGCATCGCCTTCCAAGCAGCAGCCTTATCCCTACGTACCGAAGGAATGTTGACAGAGGCTTCCCACCTCTGCCCCTGATGGGCTACTACTTGTTGCTTGAAGGTGAAGGGAGACTGAGAGGTGGCTACAGCATTAACAGCTCTAAGCTCAATACTCTCAATCCCGATAGTTGTTGGAGTCGATAGGGGATAGCTTATAGCCATTTTGCTTGTTCCTACTTTTTATCCGAAGGTGCTTCTCATGGTCCCACCACGTCTACGTGCGGCAATGACGCCCTTCTGAGCCATGTCGGCTATCTGTGGTGCAGCCTGAGCTACGATCTTCTTGACACTCTCATCGCCGTTAGCAGACAGATTAAAGTTGAAGACCTGAGTAATCTTGCCGGAACCGCCCAGAGCTTTGCCGGTCAGGTCTGCATTGTAGATAGACCCTTGACGGTTTGGCATGACAAGCTCAGGGCCTCTCTCGCCTACCAGAAAGGGCTTGTTAGCCACCAAGGTTCCACCAGACGCTGCGGGTTGTGGTCTTGATATGGGCAATGGAGACTGAGAAGGCGCAGCGGACCCTAGACCTCCTACAAAACCTTCAATCCCTGCTGATATAAAACCTACTGCCCTTTGAACGACAAGAACCTTGAACAGCTCCTTGATGATAAGACTAGCCATATTCTTGAAAGCACCGACGACAGACTTTGAGCCTTCTACGATAGCAATGAAGCCATCTTCAAAGGACTTCTGCACGACGTTCCCGATCTGAGATATCTCTCTAGTAGCCCTGATTTGCTCTTCCAGCCCAGCTATGATCTCAGGGTTCCTTTCGGCAAAGTCCAGACCAAACTGCCTAAGAACCCTAGCCCGATCTTCAGTTACGAACAGCAGCTCTCTTTCTAGTTCAATCTGTTTCTCGAAGTCGCCTATCTTAAAGAACTCTTTGACGGAGTCTTCCATAAGTTTAGGGCCTGCGGGTCCTAACTTGTTGGCTTCTCGTCTCGCTCTTCTTTTAGGCTTAAGTTTTTCTTCTAGCGCAGCCTGCCTTTTAAGCAAAGCCTCTAATTCCTGAAATTTTGAAGCCAAACCTTGGGGTAGTTCCGTGCCCTCAAAACCACCCGCGCCTTCCGCCAAAGCCTTTTGTAATTCAGCTTGGTATCTCGCTTGTAGTACTGCTATTCGTCCAGCAATTTCGGGATCTTTACCTGCTTCTAGAGCTTCAACTTCCGCTCTTACCTTAGCGAGCTGTACTGAAATACTTTCGCCAAACCCTCTTAGGCCAGAAAGCGCCTTTTCAGATCTCTCTGCTGCGTCCGCAAGCCTCTCAGCTTCATCCGCAACCTTCTGAGCTTCATTGGCTAGTTCTTGGTTTTCTCTCTTCTGATCAATCAGAACTTTTAATATCTCTTCATCCGTGATTTTCTTTCTAAGAGCGGCCTCATAAGCCTGAAGCTCAAACTCTTGAATTTTATCGCGAAGCTCTGTAGACTCTTTGCCTTTGTCTATCTCAAGCTCAAGGAGTTCTTTATTTCTAGCTAGGCTCGCCTCTTCAGTTGCCTGTAGGTCTCGTGCAGCCTGAGAAGTGTTTTCTTCTATGTCTTTTCTAGTTCGCTCAAAGTTTGAAACTTGCTCGATATATTTAAGAAAGCCCTCAACAAAATTAGCTTGCTCTTCATCAAGACCCTCGTAAGAAGCTCCGGCGTCGCTTAAGGCTTTCCTAAGAGCCTCTCCAGCTTTAATCTGTTCATCAAGAGTCGTTGCCTCAGCCGCATCTGCTAAAACACGGAAGACCTTTTCTGCTTCAGCAGGGAGAATCCTGAAAGACTCTGCTAACTCGTTGACTCTGGCTTCGTAGAATCCAAGCTGAGTCTCTACTGCTCCTGCTTGTTGGGTATCGTCTAGGAGAGCAGCGGAAAGATTTTTAAGGTATTGAGTTTGAAACTCTTCAGAAAGAGCTTTTACAGTATCAAAAGCCTCTACAGCTTTACTTTTTGCCCTGTCTATTTCAAATCTGATCTGAAGGTCAAGAAGTTCTCCAGCTCCTTGAGCGTCGTCACCAAGCCTGCTGAACATCTCGCTTGGCCCAGACATGCGAGCCGCTTGAATGTTTTTGATAGCGTTGAGACTGTCTTTAAGACCTGACACTTTATCAGAGGCGGTCTTTGCATTATCTCCCATACGCAAGAAAGACCCTGCAATGGCAGTAGCAACAGGTACGATAACACCTAAGGCAGAGAACAGGGCAATCATCTTAGTGGATTTTGCCAAGAGAGAGAAGGTGCCGATAAGCTGTGTGGCCTGCTGACCGAAAGCCAAAAGGAAACCCGTACCAGACTGAACCTGAACTGCAAGGTCACCAACCTGTAGACCCGTCTGCTGAAGGATCATACTCTTCTGGTTTAGTTTTTTAGAGACCTGCTGCGTAGAAGAAGCCAGCTTATTTTGAGAAGCAATCGTCTGCTTGATCGCCTTATCTACCTGCTGTGTTCCCTTTGCATACTTCTGTGCGCTTATGAGGCCCTTGTTAAAGGCATCGTCTAAAACCTTATAGCCTTTTTCTAGCTGCTGTACTTTTTTAACCTGATCAAGAATAGACGAGTTCAGCTTAGTCATGGAAGCCGCAGCTTTATCCGCGTTGGTCCTAATGTTGAGGTCTACGTTATTAGCCATTCATCACCCTCATAAACACGATGTCAACACGTTTTATAACCTCTACTTCTCTAGAAGTTACCGGCATCTCCATCAAGTCCTTCCATGCTTTTATCTCTTGAAATGTTATCGGGTTAGGGCCGCTGAAGCCAGAAGTTCTACTGTTGCTCAACGAAATAAAGGCAGACCAGATATGAGACAAAAGACTTGGAAACGAAGGTCCATCTAGTT